GTTTAAGAACTTTAAGAATTACATTAAGAATTACATTACTAACACTCTTCTCTCTATCTTTCTCTCTATCCTTTCGTTCTCTCTTGACTTCTCTCTGTTCTATGCTATAGTTCAGTTAGACTCTATATATAAAGAAGAATAGGCTACAACAACAGACCCGAAGGGTCTGTTGTTGTAGCCTTATTACTTTATATAGTTAACTGTACTTAGGTATACAACTACTCTTAGACAATCTGTCTAAGGTTTTGTGTTGTGTGTTATGTGTTGAATTAAAAAGGGAACCCCGAAGGGTTCCCTTTAGTCACTCAGCGAGTTGTTTCTGAGTGGCCTTCTCTTCAGCCTCCAGCAGCATTTGCGCTTTACGGCGGTTGCTACGGCTCTCATCGAGATACGCTGCGGATGTTTCTTCCGCAACCATGGCCAGGTTCTCACATGCACGGCCAACGGATTGACCAGCAGCAGAGAATGAGCCAACCATAGCAAAGAGTTGCCTCAACATGGCAAAGAAGTTCATATAGCCTCCGGAGCTAATAACATGGCAAGATCGCCACACCCATAGCGAAGCGCCAGAGATGAACATAGGGGGGGGGTGTGTTGCCATTCATGTGTGAATGGCAGTACCCCTGCATTCATACCCCGCTACAAAAAATCCCAGAACCCTCTGCCTATTTTTTAAGCAATCGTCTTTATTCCATAATCGGTTACTATATACACCCGATATAACTGCCGATTTGTTTATGGATCCAATGACACTTGACCAACTTCGGTTGGCTTTACCTGAGAAGGTGAAGAAATCAATCAACCAAGAGTTGATTGATCAAATCAATACCACTCTCACTGAACCAGAGCTGTTTGAGCAGTATCGGGATAACCTGCTGTCCTACACCAAGGTCATGCAGGATGGACGATTCAAGGTACAGGAGTATGTCAATGCTGTGCGCTATGTCAGTCACAAACTGATGGGATGTACCAACATTGATGCCTACTCCAGAACCTTCCCGGACAAGATCCAGCGGTTTGCTGCACAGGGTGTAGCCAGTAAGGACATAGCATCCTATGTCACGGCATACAACAAATCCAAGCTGGTTAATCTGATCTTTGAGCAAACCCTGATTCCCAGCTATGTGCTGAACCAGGACCTGTATCAGCGGGCATTGAATGTCCAAGCTGATCTGATGCTCAATGCCAAGAGTGAGAAGGTACGTACTGATGCTGCCAACTCGTTGTTGACTCAGTTGAAGCCACCGGAGATCAAGAAGGTGGAACTGGATATTGGAGTTAAGGAAGACAGCTCCATTGCCCAACTTCGTCAGGCCACACTTGAGTTGGCCCGTCAGCAGCGGTTGGCTATGGAGTCGGGGACTGCCAATGCACAGGAGATTGCTTATTCCAAAGTTGTTGAATATATTGACGTTGATTCTCGGACTATTTCCGAGCATCCTGTTTTGGGATAATCCGCCTATCGAATATCGAAAGGTATCTATGACTAAATCATATTCAGGGATTCCACAGGACATTTATGCCCAACTGGTGGCCGCTGATAAGCGCAATGGTTTCCCTGTGGGCACCATGGCGGCTGTCATGCAGCAGGAGATTGGAGGGCAGTTTGATAAGTACCTGGGTGATCCCTCGGCTTACCACTATGTCGCGGATGCCAATGGCCGGCGCATTGCTCCCCATACGGGAAGGGAATCCACGGCTTTTGGTCCCTTTGGTTTGCTGGATTCCACCAGCCGCGATCCAGGATGGGGTGTGGCTCCGCTGAAGGACAAGAGCATGGCCGAGCAGATTCGGTTTGCTGCAGAATACCTGGGAGCCAGGGCTAAAAGCGCTGGTGGGTTGCAGGCTGGGTTGGCCGGGTATGGGCAAGGCCCTGCCTATGCTAAGCAGGTCATGCGCCGGATCGGGCAGCAGACGCCTCCTGTTGTTCTGGCTCAGGCTCCTGCGTCAGCATCCGCGAAGGTAGAGCTGCCGGTACCAGAGCAGGTGGCTTCTGCGCCTGCTGTGTCTGCTGTGCCCGCCGTACCCCTACCGACACGAGCTGATCCATGGCAGGAGTTCCAGAAGCGTTTTGATGCGCCTGCACCCAAGCAACCTACACAGGTGGCAGATGGTTCCTGGAATCTCCCTGAGGTGCGCATCCCGGATTTCATGAGTGCTGCGCAGGTGGCTACTGCCCCCACCAAGTGGTCGATCTTCAGGGGCTTGGTTTGAGTTCCCTGCTTGATGAACCGTGGAAGGTTGAGGATTACCTCAACCACACCGACTACAGCATAGACCCGAACTATGTTCCCAGTGATTTTGCGTTGCAGTTCGTCACCTTTATCAAGCTGGTCAACGGGGAAAAGGGGGAAGAGAACAAGACTCCGGTAGTTCACTATCGGATGTTGGACACCATCACTGAGGGGGGCCATCGGGTCATCAATCTGTGCCACCGTGGTATTGCCAAGACCACGCTGATGGCGGAATACCTGTTCCTATATATCGCCACCTATGGGGATCTACCGGGATTTGGTACCGTGGATCTGGCACTGTATGTCTCTGACTCCATTGAGAACGGGGTCAAGAACATGCGCAAGAACCTGGAATTCCGTTGGGATAACTCAGAGTTCTTGAAGACCTATGTCCCCAAGATTAGGTTTACCGATATTCGCTGGGAGTTTGAGAACGCGGATGGCAAGGTATTCATCGTCAAGGGTTACGGCGCAAAAACCGGGGTTCGTGGTGCCAAGGAAATGGGCCGACGCCCTCAACTTGCGGTACTTGATGACTTGATCTCGGATGAGGATGCCCGCTCCGTTACGGTGATCGCTGCGGTGGAAGATACGGTTTACAAGGCCGTGACCTACGCCCTGCACCCGAAGCGGAACATGATCATCTGGTCGGGTACCCCCTTCAATGCAAAGGATCCACTCTACAAGGCAGTGGAATCAGGGGCTTGGAAGGTCAACGTATTCCCTGTGTGTGAATCGTTCCCATGTAGTCGGGAAGAGTTCCGTGGATCTTGGCCCGACCGATTCACCTACGACTACGTGAAAGCCCAGTATGACACGGCGATGAAGCTGGGCCGGGTTGATACCTTTAATCAGGAACTGATGCTGCGAATCATGAGCGAAGAAGATCGGTTGATTCAAGATGGGGATATTGCGTGGTATCGCCTGGATTCGGTATTGAAAAACCGTGGGCGATTCAATTTCTATATAACGACGGACTTTGCCACTTCCGAGAAAGAGAAGGCTGACTTCTCGGTCATCAGTGTTTGGGCTATCAACCATGCGGGTGATTGGTTCTGGGTCGATGGCATATGCAAACGCCAGTTAATGAATAAAACCATCGATGATCTATTCCGGCTGGCACAAGCGCATCGACCGCAAAGCGTTGGTATTGAAATATCTGGACAGCAAAAAGGTTTTGTGTCCTGGATTCAAAATGAAATGCTTGAGCGCAATATATATTTCACGTTGGCCAGTGATTCAAATTCAGGTGCTCCTGGTATTCTCCCGGCAACACAAAAACTGGTGCGATTCAATACAGTGGTTCCTTGGTTCAAGGCCCGGAAGATTTACTTTCCGGTTGAACGGAAATCCGAACCACCCATGATTGAAGCCATGACAGAATTGAGTCTGGTATCAGTCAGCGGATTTAAGAGCAAACACGATGACTTCTGCGATACCATTTCGATGTTGCCATTGATGAATGCCTGGCGGCCTTCCGAAGAGTCCAACATGCATCAATCCAAATCCAGCTCGGGTGGTATATGGGAATTGGAGGTCGATAATTCCCCTATAGACCGCCGTGCTTCTTATATTGTTTAAGGAAAACACTTAATGAAACTTCAAGAGATTTTTGATCAATTGTCGATTGGGGAATTATCCCAATTAAGCATTGGTGGTGAAGCACAAGGCGCTATTACCGAATCAAACTACAGTCGAGTATTGGCGTACATAAATCTGGGTTTAACCGCGCTGGCTCGTAGGTTTAATCTGCGCACGGGTTCAGTGCGTGTTGTATTACAGCCCGGACAAAACAGTTATGTGCTGGCTGCCCAGTATCTGATCAGTAACCTGAAATCTCAGGAACCAGTGAAATACCTGGAAGAGATTCCCGGAATCAAATTCATTGACGCGGTACTCAAGATCGAGCAGGTACGCTGTGACTCGGGTATTGACCTAGTGCTCAATGACTACACCCAACCTTGGGCTGTGTCCACACCATCTGTCAAAACCTTGCGGGTACCCACGGACATTGTGGAACAGTCCCCCAAACTCCCGGAAGCGTTGAAGACGCAGACTCTGGAAGTGACCTATCGGGCTGGCCTGGAACACCTGGTTGTGCCGTTGGGGTACTTCGACCCGGCACGGGTCGAAGTACCGTTGCCAGATGCCTACCTGGAGGCCCTGCTGTACTTCGTTGCTGCACGGGCTCATGCCCCCATTGGCATGCAGGAGGAAGGGGCTGCTGGCAACACCTGGTTCACCAAGTTCGAGAATGAGTGCCAGCGTCTGGAACAACAGAACCTGCAGATCGACCTGGGGGCGTCAAGCCCTCGCTTTGTGCAGGGTGGTTGGTGCTGAAGCAATACCGCAAGAAAAACCCCCCAGATCGGGGGGGCTTTTTTTTTATTTCCCGCTGGAGCCGAACCCCCCACTACCGCGATCAGTGGTATCCAGATCATCCACCAACTCCAAGGTAACTTGAGAAACCGGCACGATGAGGAATTGGAGCACTCGTTCCCCGGCTGCCCAATACGCAGTCCGCCCATCCTTGGTTCGCAAGGCAGCTTTCCATTCCCCACGATAATCTGAGTCGATAACACCACAAGTATTATTCAACTCCAGTCCTAGTTTGGCTCCGGCGCTGCTGCGCGGAAGAATCAATGCCACATGGTCATTCGGTACGGCGGCTGCAAAACCAAGTCCGTAGAACGCGACTTGATCATCGGCAGTACCGCTTTCAGGCATGTAAATGTCCCAAGCGCCAGCGGAGGTACTGCCCTTCGATGGCATAATAAAGTTTGGATGCATTGGTTTAATTTGCATATTCATCAAGGTAAGTTAGCCTAAATAACCGCCACAATCTGGAGCGTGTGCGCCTATGATTATTGACGAAACATTGTCGGAATTGGGGAATACCCCCAAAACCAACTGGAAAAATCCACCAAAGTTGTCTGATTTGAAGCAGAACTTGGAGGACGCGAAACCCAGTCACGATGCGCAGGTTGCGCGCATCAATCATTATCTGGATCAGTTGAATGGTACAGGCTCCGCCAAGATCAAGGTGCCGAAGGGACGATCCAGTATCGTACCGCGACTGATCCGCAAACAAGCTGAGTGGCGCTACCCTGCTCTGTCTGAACCCTTCCTCAGTACCGATGAGTTGTTTGATGTGCGCCCGGTCAGTTGGAATGACCGCAAGGCAGCACAACAAAACGAGTTGCTTCTCAATAATCAATTCAGTACTCGGATTAACCGGGTCCAATTCATTGACGAATTTGTCCGTACAGTCGTGGATGAAGGTACGGTATTTGTTCAGGTTGGGTGGGACTTCGAAGAAGAGGAATACGAGGAAGAGGTTACTGACTTCTCGTTTACCCCTGATCCCACATTCGCCAGCGAGCTGGAAGCACTGCAGCAACCCGGTGCTGATGAGGCCGAAGTGCCCATGTACATGAAGCAAGCTTTGGTCATGTCGATGCAGGCGGGTGTACCCATGCGCCCCGTACCTTCCGGCAGTCACATGGAGAAGCGTACCCGGATCGTGCGCAACTGTCCTACGCTGGAGGTTCGCAACAGCAAGAATCTGGTGATCGACCCCACATGCGAGGGTGATCTCAAGCGAGCCAAGTTTGTGGTGTATTCCTTCGAGTCTTCGCGCTCCGAGCTGCGCAAGAACCCCAACTACGTCAATTTGGATCAAATCAACCTGGACACCAATTCGGTACTGAGTTCACCGGATCATGCTGTGTCTGGCGACCTGGAAACCCAGAACTTCAACTTCAAAGACAAAGAACGACAGAAGTTCGTGGTCTATGAATACTGGGGCTTCTGGGATACCGATGGTTCTGGAATCCTCAAGCCCATCGTTGCGGCCTGGGTTGGCAATACGCTGATCCGAATGCAAGACAACCCGTTTCCTGATAAGGCACTCCCGTTCGTATCGGCTTCATGCTTGCCTGTCCGCAAGAGCGCTTATGGCGAACCTGATGGTGCCTTGTTGGAAGATAACCAGCGCATCGTTGGTGCTGTCACACGGGGCATGATTGACATCTTGGGGCGTTCCGCCAACGCCCAGGTCGGTATTCGCAAAGACATGCTGGATGCCACCAACCGCCGCAAGTTCGATGCGGGGCTGGATTACGAATACAACCCCTCGATCGGGGATCCGCGTGCAGGTGTGTATATGCACACCTATGCCGAGATCCCAGCTTCAGCCCAGTTCATGCTTCAGATGCAGAACCTGGAAGCTGAGTCGATGACCGGGGTGAAGGCGTACAGCCAGGGCATCGCCAGTCAATCGTTGGGTGATGTGGCCATGGGTATCCGAGGTGCTCTGGATGCTGCGTCCAAGCGTGAGCTGGGCATCCTGCGTCGGCTGTCTTCTGCCATTGTGGAAATTGGGCGCAAGGTCATTGCCATGAATGCGGTCTTCCTCTCGGAAGAGGAGGTAGTTCGCGTTACTGAGAACGAGTTCATTCCGATCCGTCGAGATGACTTGGCCGGTAACTTTGACTTGCGTTTGTCGATTTCCACGCCCGAGGAAGACAACAACAAGGCAGAGCAGTTGGCCTTCCTGCTGCAAACCGTTGGCCCCAACGAGGACCCGGAAGTACGCCGCATGATCCTGGCGGATATTTGCCGCCTCCGCAAAATGCCTGATATGGCCAAACGGCTGGAAGATTATCAACCCCAGCCTGATCCACTGGAGCAAGAGAAGTTGCAACTCGAAGTGGAACTGCTTCGCGGCAAGCTGGCTGAGATGCAGGCCAATGCGGTCAAGCTGGAATCTGGATCTCAACTGGATCAAGCCCGCGCGGGCACCGAAATCGTCAAGCAAGGCTACATTAAGTCCGAAACCGATCAGAAAAACTTGGACTTTGTGGAACAAGAATCTGGAGTCAAACAGGAGCGCGAGTTGCAAAAGCATGGTGAACAGGCCCGTTCCCAGGCCCAATTAAAGCAGTATGAGCATGCACTGAACGCCGAAACCGCCCGTGAGCAAAATAAATATGACTTCATGAAAGAGATCATGAAGAATATCAAGCGGTAATTGTTTTGATATACTGCAGCCGTTTTTAATAACCAGGTATGACAATGCAAGATCAACTCGCTGATTTGGATCGCGTCATTAAAGATAGCCGGGCCCTTATTGACGTGGGCCAGGCCGTGGAGCGGCTGAAAGAATCCAAAGACTTCCGTGCTATTATCTCGGTGGGATATTTTGAGAAAGAAGCCATTCGATTGGTGCATCTCAAATCAGATCCCAATATGCAAACGCCAGAACGACAAGCCAGCATCGAGTCCAGTATGCTTGCAATCGGTAATCTGGCTCACTACCTGGATGGTTTGTTGCGCGAGGCAGAGATCGCCAAGAAACAATTACAGTCGGCTGAAGAGTATCGAGAAGATCTCTTGGCTGACGAATAACCCAATTACCACATTGAGCAAATAACATGTCGGAAAAATCTTATCTTGAAATGTCGGACGAAGAGTTGCTGGCTGCCCCGGAACCTGTGGTGGCCAGCGATTCAGTGGCCGATACCAATGACGAGGCCACTCCCACTACTGACTCCAATCAGGAAACTAAACAAGAAGACACGAGCGAAGATTCGCTGGATAGTAAGGATACTGATAAACCAGGTACTCCAGCGACCGCAGATGCACCCTTGAATACAGACAAGCCAGAGGGTAAGCCTCAGGAATCTGATGAGAAAAAGGTTGAATCTTCGATTGACTATGAGGCGGAGTACAAACGCCTGTTAGCCCCGTTCAAAGCCAATGGGCGTGACGTCACTGTGGGTTCCGTGGATGACGCGATTACGCTCATGCAGATGGGCGCGAACTACAACAAGAAGATGGCTGGGCTCAAGCCCAACCTGAAAGTCCTGAAGCTGCTGGAGAACAACGGTCTCCTGAACGAAGAGAAACTGAGTTACCTGATTGACCTGGATCGCAAGAACCCACAGGCAATTGGGAAGTTACTGAAAGACAGCGGTCTGGATCCCCTGGAACTAGACCCTGAGAAGGCAAGCGAGTATCAACCGCAAATTCACACTGTCGATGACCGAGAGATTGAGCTGGATACGGTGTTGGACGAAATCCAACACACTCCCACGTATACCCGGACGCTTGGTATTGTCAGCAAGGAATGGGATGGTGCGAGCAAGCAGATGATCGCGCAACACCCGCAATTGCTAGCCGTTATCAATGACCACGTTCAACGTGGAATTTATGACGTGATTTCGGCAACCGTTGAGCGCGAGAAGATGCTAGGCCGATTGAATGGATTGTCGGATATTGAAGCCTATCGCCAAGTAGGTGATGCCATTCAGGCGCAAGGTGGTTTTGATAATCTGGGTCGCCCCCAAAGTCAAACCCCTACTGCCAGTTCTGAACAAGGTAAGCCAACAGCACCGGCCAATTCTGCCAAACTAAATGATCAACGCCGTGCCGCAAGTCCCTCAAAAGCCGGTAGCCCTACTACGTCCAGCCAGGAATTCAATCCACTGGCCATGTCGGATGCCGAATTTGCCAAATATGCTGAACAACACTTTCGCTGATCGAAAGTAAAAAGGAGCGCTTATGACTACTCGCCAATACAACGATCCGCCGACTACCCCTTCGAGTATCGGCTCTCAGATCCAAACTGCTTACTACCAGAAGAAGGCTCTCATCGAGCTGGTCAAGGAGCAGTATTTCAGCCAACTGGCTGACGTGACCGCCATGCCCAAGAACATGGGCAAGAAGATCAAGCGTTACCACTACCTGCCTCTGCTTGATGATGCCAACATCAACGATCAGGGTATTGATGCTGCTGGTGCTACTCTGGATTCGTCCAAGTTCTATGCCGTTCTGCCGGCTCTGGCGACCACGTATGCCGTGGAAGCCGATGCCACGGCTGCTGCGGCTGCTATCAACGCCATTGAAAGTGGTGTTGCTGTCAAGTCGGGTAGTACCACTCCGTGGACTGTGACGGCTTCCAAGACCCGCCTGAATGGTGGTACCGAGGCCCAAGCCAATGCAGTGCGTGCCGCAGTCGCCGGTACTATCGTCACCCGTGGTTCGGGCAACCTGTACGGTTCGTCCAAGGACATTGGCACTATCTCGGGCAAGCTTCCGGCTCTGTCGGAAGCCGGTGGCCGCGTCAACCGTGTGGGTTTCACCCGCAAGGAGATCGAAGGTACCTTTGAGAAGTTCGGCTTCTTCGAAGAGTACACCCAGGAATCGCTGGACTTCGACTCGGATGCCGAACTGGCCATGCACATCAACCGCGAGATGCTGCGTGGTGCCAATGAAATGACCGAGGATGCCCTGCAGGTCGACCTGCTGACCTCGGCTGGCACGATCCGTTATGCAGGTAATGCCACGACCAATGCCACGGTGGACGCTGCCGATGTGGTGACGTATGGCGATCTGATGCGCCTGTCAATTGACCTGGACAACAACCGCACGCCCAAGAGCATCACCCAGATTACGGGTTCGCGCATGGTGGACACGCGCACTATTCCAGGTGCTCGTGTTGCCTAAATTGGCTCGGAGCTGCTGCCGACCTTCAAGGCAATGAAAGATCTGCACAACAACCCGGCGTTCATTTCGGTTGAGAAGTACGCTAGCGCGGGTAATACCGTGACGGGTGAGGTGGGTGCTGTGGAT